AATACATCTTGGTGGTTGATAGCCCACTTGGTGAACGCTTGAGTCGAAGCCAACTCTGGCTTCTTACGAGCCGCATAGGACACCGATAGAACTGAGAACTCAGGGGGCATACGCTCTGCATAAGTACAGACACGCTCAAAGTTGTTCTCAGTAGCCCGCTCTGCAATAGCGCCAGACAGTGCATACAAAGTAGCAGGGTCACTAGGCACATCAGCAGTGGTAGGATTCATAATGATGTTGTCGGGATTAGGTAGCTTACGATAGATGCGTACAAAGCCAACGAACTCTGCCGCCGCACCCTCTCCAACTGCACCCTTGAAGCACTCGAACTCAGCATCAGGACTGACTACGCCAAGCACTGCACTGACACCCTCGACCCATGAACGAGGTGTTGGATTCTGGTCACGTTGAGGGTCAAAGTCATGTAGCAGATTAGGACGGAAGCGTAAGAACGCCACTACCTCGGTTGCTACATTATTCTCAAGCATCCACTTGGTTGAGTCATCAAGGTGAGTGTCAAGTTCGATAACAGTCTCACGATTAGCGAGGTGAGATAGGATACGATTAGCACCTGCCCTGTCCTCTTGGCGGTTGCCAGTAGTGATGACCATCCAACCCTTCTTGAGTGGCACACCATGTAAGGTTCTAGCCTGTTCGATATTGGCTAGCACTTTCTGCAAGTCATTACCTGCTTGGTTACGGTCATCGAATAGAAGGATACCCTCATCAGGTATGTCAGTACGACCCTCGGCAGGATACCAATCAGGTAGCTTGTAGCCAAACGAATCACCTTGGGTTGCCATGTCAGGTATACCGAAGTCCTCTACCAACATAGTAGGCATGTGCTTCTCGATGTATCCAATACTCATCATCTGAGCGGCTGTTCTCACGAGGCTGGTCTTACCGCCCCCTGGCTTACCGATGATAGACAACGGACGTTTAATAGGAAATAAATCCTTGATAGTTTGAAGAACCAATTCAGCTCGCATTTTTAATCTCCTCATGTGCTTTGCAGTGGTTATGGTCAGGGCCAAGTGATACAACCTGACCGTCTTTACGAGCGGCTTTAGCTATCATCTTGTCACTGTAGAATAGTGGCTTGCCATCATCACCAGTGACGATTGCTCCACCTTGTCCATGCCGAAGCATGAATAGTTTCAGTGCTGATTTACTCATCGGGTTAAACCCTCCCAGAGTTGTGGTAAAGTTAAGCATGAGTTGTACTCAGTCCAGTACCTCTCATCCCATGATTCACAGCCAATCATAAAGTTGATGGCTATGAAGGCGATAAGGAAACCCACCACTACAGCTAGCAGTAGGCCTCCGATAATGTTGAGGATGCGGCTCATTGATAGAGACCCCATCCGAAGTAGCTGTCTGCAAGTGACATCAGTATCGACGCCACTACACAGTACAGTATCCAAGTGAATAAAGTTGACATCTTCATCGGACATTACCTCCCTTGTTGTTGATACCCTTCAAGTCTTCAGGATTAGTGAAGAGCATATAGTTAGACTTGTGCATAGGAGCGACAGTAAAGACTCGCTTCCGTGCCATAACCTCCCCACAGACTAGACATGTGTCATAGCCCAAAGAAGAACGGTCAGGATGAACCTGACCGCTACAACGTACACATTCAGTGTAAGGTTTAGAGAAGGACAATGTTATCATCCGCTTTCTTGATGTGCTTTACAGGCCCTGCAATAGTGACCTTAGGCTTGCCCCATTTACCTGCCGCTAGAGTAGCAGTATCACCACGGTCAATAGCGTCCTTGACTGCTGTCTGAGGAAGTTCCTTAGAGTCACGGTCTAGAGTCTGGTTGACATTGGGAATATAGAAATCCCAACGATTGAATGTTGCCTTAGGATTGGTATCACAGAACGCCATAGCTGACGCTACAAGTTCACAGATATTGGTGGCATTATACTTGCCCTCATTAGAGGGTTGTAAGTAGAGCATGTTAGTGCCCTTGTTGAATGCCAAGTTAAGATTACCTTCATAAGTTTTAGCCATGTGACTAACCTCCAGTTAAAGTTACAATTAAAACTCTCTAAGAGAGCCGTCCCGAAGAACAACCAAACTTTACATCGCCGTTTCGGCTTTGTCAAATCGCTACCGCCTTTAGTCTTTATTGTCTATCTAGTGTAAGCTTTAGAGTATCCGCCGATGTACTACAAGAGAGATAGTAAAATGGATAGTAAAAACTGTAAAGATATCAAGGCCTTACGATGAAGTATCTAAACTATCTAGTTTTTTAGAGGTTATGTGGTGTTACGCGCAAATAGCAATAACACAGGATATTTAGTTGTAGAGAAGGGTATAGTTAAAAAAACTATATAATTTAGATAGTTTAGATAGTAATACTGTACATATGGCCCTGTATATCCTGATTCTTATGGCTTTTCTCTCAACATGTTGTATAGTTTGGCTATCTAAACCCCACGATATAGTGTCAAGTTATAACTAGATAGTATAGATAGTCTCTAGTCTTGGTATTAAAGCGCACGAAAACCCCCCGAGCAATGGGTCTATATATAAAAATAATAGAAACTTGACACAAAAAAATAGAGGGAGCCTTGCGACTCCCCCTTGGTTTGATTCTCTTATGATACGAGATATTGCACAATGTCTACCATCTGCACCAGTGCGAGCAAAAACATAATGATGTGCCCGATATGGATTTTTTCGTACATTGTTTTGACTCCTTTGTTTAACGTTGTGACCGCCACACTAGAACTCCAGCGAACCAAGTGAACATTCCAATCAGTGTGATTAGCGCCCAGATGATTAGTTCGAAGCCGACGATACTGTTATCTGCTTCGATGGTTCCAACTCCAGCCATCATCAAGAAGAATCCGGCTATACTAAATATAATTGAGAACACTTTCATAGTTTACACTCCAGTTGTTTAGGTTGGCTGGGCGACTCATGCCGCCCAGCTTCTTGGTTTATCGTATGTCTACTACCTGAACATCTCTATGGTAGATTCCGTCGGAGATAACTTTCTTAGCAAACGCTATCGCATCATGTCTGCGGTAGTATTGCCTTGAGTATCTCATTCCATCTTCTAACCAGATAACCATGTAGTCGCGTTTCATATCTTTCATTGACATTGTAATGTCTCCAGAAGGCGGCTGGAGCCGAAGCTCCAGCCTAGGTTAAGGTTAAAGCAACACGATGTTGTCGTTTTGCTTGGTAGTCGGCGAAGCTGGATTTACCAAGTCAAGTCTTGGCTTGCCCCACTTCCCAGCCTTTACGACTGGCTGGTATCCCGCTTTCAGCGCTTTTTCCAGTTCAGCTGGATTCAGGTTTTCACCATCTTTCAGCTTCTGGTTTACATCCTTGATGTAAAAGCTCCAGCGGTCTACCGACCCTTTGTTTACCTTGCCAGCTTCAACTACCAGCTTAGCAACCGCATCAGCGTCTTGTGCTGAATACTTACCATCAACCGCTTTCGCTAAGCTGATAACCTTTGTTCCCTTGTCGAACTTGACATTGAAACGACCTTCGAAAATACGTGTCTGCATGACACACTCCTTATACACCTACGATTTCAAACAGCGTGGCGGTGTAGGCTAGCCCGCCCGCCGGTGCCGCTGGTCATCAGCGACAACTCAATAAGGCCATAACTATACAATAATGTCAAGTTGCGCCTATTTCTGCGGTTTTCTGGCGCTTTGGCTTGGCGCTATGCAATCACTTGCACGACGCAAGAGGGGGGGCACATGGAAATTTTTTTTGTACCCCACCCCCATATAAGTAAACCTCACATAACAAGGCCCCAAAAAATGAAGATGTAAAGTTAGCATAATGCTTGACAGCTCCGTAACTTACAGACTAGGATTGCCTCATGGATACGTTACCGCTTAAACATACCAAGTGGTCTGATCGCTTAGCGATGGACATGGCACTGATGCTAGAAGGAAGCGGCGAGACTTTGGATGAAGTCAAAGATCGCCACAGCCTGAAGGTAGAAGAGCTGCTTGTATTTAATAAAGACCCTGTGTTTTTGAAGAAGGTCGAGTCTTACCGCGACGAAGTTCGTGAAAAAGGTATGACGTTTAAGCTTAAAGCCAGAGCACAGGCGGAAGAACTCTTAACAACAAGTTGGACTTTGATCCACAGCCCAGATGTTTCTGCGGCTGTAAAAGCTGATCTTATTAAGTCTACTGTTAAGTGGGGCGGCTTAGAGCCTAAGAACGAAGTAAACGCGGAGGGTGCAAGTGGCGGAGTTAAAATTACAATTAACCTCGGGGGTCAAGACTTCCCAGCGACTGTCGTTGATCACGAACCTATTGACGAAGTTTACACAGAAGGAGAAGGGGCAGAAGATGGCAACCTTCTCAACACTGGATGAGTGCGAGCGCTGTGCGGCAATTTTGCTGCAGCTGAACGTACGTTATAAGCAGAAGATCCGAAGAAAGAAGAATGTAGAAAAACCTTATGCAGTAATACTTCTTGATAATGTTGATCTTCTGCTTGCTCAAACTGAAGTGTCTGAGCAGTGCCCTCATTGTGGGACACAGACTACAGATTATAAATGGTGCAAGCACTGCGGGGATATAACAAGTTTAGATGAGTATGAAGCACATGCTAATAAAATGGGATGGCACGGGTAAGAACGCGGCCAACATGACAGTAGAAGAATTTGCGCTAGAGCTACAGCGTATAAAGCACAGGACGTTGTATATTGATACGACTGCTGCTGGGCGAGACGCGGCTAAACGTACGCGCAGTTATAGGAATGCTAGGCGGGGGGCGTTTGGCAAATGGCATTAGATATTAACTTTACACCATCACGAACTGCAGCGAAGTTTATGCAGTCAGACTCTAAGATGCGCGTACTGATGGGGCCGGTTGGGTCTGGTAAATCTGTTGCAAGTTGTTTTGAGATTGTGCGTCGGGCGAGTGCGCAGGAGCCGAACGAACAGGGTATACGTAAATCGCGGTGCGCTGTTGTGCGTGAGACTGTACGCCAGCTAACAGATACTACAATTAAAACGTTTCTTGATTGGTTCCCACCTGGGGTGTGCGGCCAGTTCATGCGTACGACCAAGACATATTTCTTTAAGGTTGGCGATGTTGAGTGCGAGATTATGTTTCGTGCGCTTGATGATGCTGACGATGTGGCAAACCTTAACTCTCTTGAGCTTACCTTCGCGTGGTTTAACGAGTGTAGGGATATCAACGCCGAAATCGTAGACGCGATGTCTAAACGTATCGGGCGTTTTCCATCTAAGAAAGATGGCGGGCCTTCTTGGTTTGGTATGTGGGGTGACACTAACCCCCCGACTATGGATACATGGTGGTATTATCAGATGGAGCACTTAGACGCTAAGGATGGCGTCAGTTATAATGATAATGGGTGGGATGTGTTTAAGCAACCGTCCGGACGTAGCACTTTTGCAGAGAATGTGGAGAACTTACCAGATGGATATTATGACACCCAAGGGCGCAGCGAAGAATATATACGGGTCTTCATTGACGGAGAGTACGGACTTAGCTCCGCAGGTCAGCCAGTCTATAAGTATTTCAGACCAGACTATCACATGGCTGGAGAAACTTTGCGTCCTATTCTCAATGGGGTGCGTCCTATCGTTGTCGGTATGGATTTGGGGTTGACTCCAGCAGCAGTTATCGGGCAACAAGACCCTCGCGGGCGAGTCCTAATTCTCGATGAGGCAGTGTCTTTTGACATGGGGGTTCAGAGATTTGTCCGCACGATTCTCAAACCTATGGTATACGAACGATTTAGCGGTGCGCCGATCCTTGTGGTCGTTGACCCAGCTGGTATTCAGCGTGCCCAGACAGATGAACGATCAGCGGTTGACATCATTAAAGCCGAAGGGTTTAGGGTCATACCGGCAAAAACAAACAATGTGTCAGCAAGATTGTCTTCAGTAGATGATTATCTTATGCGTCATGTGGACGGCGATAGCGCGTTCCTACTTGACCCTAAGTGCTCACAACTTAAAGCAGCTATGATGGGTGGGTATAGGTTCCACCATAAGAATGGCAACATTGACAAAAATAATCATTCCCACGTAGCTGAAGCTTTACAATACTTTATGTTACACGTAGCGACAGCTGGCGAGGGTTCTTTCATGCCTATGCGGCGGGAAGTTAAAAGGGTTGCAGCATCAGGTTGGACTTGATATATTGTTGGTGTCATTGAGACATCCTTCATAGTTACCTAAACTTACCCTCTACGGATTGTCCCCGTAGGGGGTATTTTCTTTACTTGCGTAAGAACTTATTGCCATGTATAAATAAAAGTGTACACTTACTGCAGGAGTGTGAGTATGAATAAAAACGGAATGCCATGTGGTTGTGGCTGTGGAAGTAAACCTTACGTAGTCTATTCGGACAATCCGAAGATGGACACTAGCGGTATGGCCCAACGTAAAGTACGCCAGTACAAATCTGGCGGGTATGTCTACTCAGATAAAAACGACCCCGACACCAGAATTGACATGGACGATATTGATGATGAGGAGCGTATGTAATGGCAAAGATTATTGACACGCGCAAAGACGGACGCGGCCTTAAGTACACAGCATATGATTCAAAGCTGGTAGACTACGCTAAAGCTCCTGGCACTGGGCTAGACCCAGATAAAAAATTTAAGATTGGTAAGCCTAAAGTTCTAGAGCGCCCTGGGGATGTTGAGTATTTTGGCTCTGAGTTCAAAGATGCAGCGCAGAAGCTTGCTGATGAACGAGCGGCTGCATACCGCCGCCGCCAGACAAACGAATATATCCGAACTGGCGCTAAAGCTCCTGGGGATAGGGTTAGTAGCGCTGCGTCTGGAGTAAAGATAGGGCAACTGCGCGGAGAAGGTTTTACTGCTGCGAACAGGGCTGCTAAGCAGGCTGAGCGTATGCAGCGAGTGGGTACACAGCGTGCGGCATTGGTCGAAAGAGGCCAGCAGACTATGACAAATATGAACCCAACAGCTAATCTCAGAACGGCGACTAAAGGTTTTGCCAAACTAGCAGGTAATGCTTCTGAAGGGCTAACTACTTTCCGTGATAAGAAAGATGATGAGGGGCTTGCTTAATGCTACAGGTGATAGGAAATGCTGAGTTACGCAAGCGCGAACAAGAAGTTGTAGATAAAGAACTTGCTGCTCGCCAGAATGATTCTGTAGTTCTAGGCCTTACAGGGCATCTACGCCATTGCTGGGACGCAGCACGACAAGCTAAAAAACCTATTGAAAATATTATGCTTCGCGGATTACGGCAGCGTAACGGCGAATACGAAGCAGATAAACTACGCGATATCCACGAGCAGGGCGGTTCTGACATCTATATGGGTGTCACAGAAGTTAAATGCCGTGCGGCGGAGAGCTGGCTTCGTGACATACTGCTTGATACTGGAACACCTCCTTGGGGGCTAAATCCTACACCTATTCCAGATTTATCTCCTGATCAGACTATGGAACTACAAAACGCTTTTGCAGCGGTAGTTACACGTATTGTTGAGAATGAAGGTAGAGCACCAAACGCCGACGAAATGGTCGAACTAAAAGAAATGGTAGGCCAAGAGTATAGGTTTAAGCTGCTTGAAGCTGCAGATAATCGTGCCCAGAAGATGACTATTAAGATCGCAGACCAGTTTGCACAAGGTGGTTGGGCTGATTCGTTTAATGAATTTATTACTGATTTAGTAACTTACCCGTGTGCTTTTGTTAAAGGGCCAGTTGTTCGCAGGCAGCGTAAGCTAGGCTGGACTAAAGGTGCTGACGGAAAGACTATTGTTGAAGCAACTGAAATTATTGCCCCTGAGTTTGAACGGGTTGACCCCTTTAGGATTTACCCAGAGCCAGGAATTTCTACAGTAAACGAGGGGTATATTTTTGAGCATCACCCTCTAAGCCGTACGGAGCTAGCTGATCTTGTTGGCGTACCTGGGTACGATGACGATGCTATACGCAAGGTACTGGACATTGGCAACGGCTCAAGCTGGATCAATGAAGATGTTGAGTTAACTAAAGACGAAGAAGAGCGTAAGTTCCATACGTTTAATAAACCTACCGAGACATTTGATGCCCTAGAGTTTTGGGGTAAAGTAACCGGCAAGATGCTTCTTGAGTGGGGTCTCGACGAAGAAGAAATTGAAGATAAGCACCGTGAATACGACGCAAATGTTTGGATTGTAGGTAATTATGTTATCAAGGCCATCCTTAACTATGACCCACTAGGAGAGAAGCCTTATGCTAAAACATCGTTTATTAAACGCCCTGGAGCATTTTGGGGCAGCGGCATACCAGAAATTATCGAAGATATACAAAACGTCTGTAACGCGGCTGCGCGTGCTTTGGTTAACAATATGGGTATCTCTAGTGGGCCTCAAGTTGAGGTTAATCTTGAGCGTATCCCGCCGAATGAAGACATCACTCAACTTCATCCGTGGAAAATCTGGCAAGTAATGAATGACCCGCTGGGGTCAAGCGCTCCTGCAGTTAGGTTTACACAGCCTGATGACAACGCAAACACACTACTAGGCGTATACGATAAGTTTAGTAAGTTAGCCGACGATCATTCAGGAATACCTTCCTACGTGTATGGCGACCTTAACGTCCAGGGGGCGGGACGTACTTCGTCTGGCTTATCTATGCTTATGGGTGCAGCCGGTAAAGGTATCCGACAAGTTGTTATGCACATCGACAGTGATGTGATCAAACCAATCGTTCACCGCCAGTTTGTTTATAATATGCGGTATGACGAAGACGAAACTATTAAAGGCGATGTTGAGATCATGCCAAAAGGCTCGATCAACCTTGCAGTTAAAGAGACTGTTAACATCCGCCGTCTTGAATTTCTTAATGCAACCGCCAACGAAATCGACATGGAAATCGTTGGTAAAGAAGGCCGCTCAGCGATTCTTCGTGAAGTGGCTAAAGGGTTGCAAATGCCTGTGGACGACATCATTCCGTCTAGGGAGAAGGAAGGCTATATGACTCGTATGTCAGCTAAAATGCAGTTGGAGGCCGCTAAGGCCGAACAGCCTGCTGGCGGCGGCACACCGACATTGCCTGACGGAACCCCTAAAGGTGGGCAGGATGCGAACACAGTTAGTAACCGCGACACAGGAGCAGCAGGATGATCCGGCCTACTCCTGAAGTTACTAAGGCACTAGCCGCATGTGTGAACCAATATCCGGCACTAGCTGACTGGCTAGCGGAATGGCGTCAACATGAGCTAGAGCAGCTACCTAGCGTCGCATCACAGAGCGTGGCACTCGCACAGGGGCGGTGTCAGGTTCTTACAGAGCTTTCTAAGTTCGTGAATGAGTCCCCTGAAATAGCGGCAAAGTCATAATGACAGCTGATAATTACGCACACCGATAGGAGCGTCCAACATGGCAATACCAAAGCAAGTTCAAATGCAATCTGAGGCAGTACAAGAACTATACAAGGAACTTAACGGAGAGGTTGAGGCACAGGGTGATGCACCCGAGGCCGCAGCTAACGACGGTGGGCAGCCTGTACAGGAAGTTGTAGCCGACAGTGTAGAAGAACAAGCACCTCAGTCTGTAGCCAAAGAGCACGGTGAATCAGACAACCAAACCAAGGATTCTTGGGAACAAAAGTACAAGACACTGCAGGGTATGTATAATGCAGAAGTTCCTCGT